GTAACGATGATACTAACCCCTTCCCTTCCTTTATAGGTTTTAAACTAGCTGATATCTTCTTTCATCGTAACAGGCTAGGACTACTAGCTGATGAGAATGTTATCTTCTCTCGCGCAGGTGAGTTTTTAGACTTTGACTTCTTCCGTAAGTCAGCACTAACCATTGTAGACAGTGACCCTATTGACGTAGCAGTGTCCTCTAACAAGGTTAGTATTCTTAAACATGCTGTACCATTTAACGAGAGCCTACTGCTCTTCTCAGACCTCACACAGTTCAAGGTAACAGGTGACCCTGTACTAACCCCTGAGACTATCAACGTGGCTAATACCACAGAGTTTGAGGCATCCCTACGTGCCAAGCCAGCACAGTCTGGTAAGTACGTATACTTCGCCTCTAAGCGTGGCGCATGGTCTGGTATGTGGGAGTACTTTGTAGATAGTGATACAGATACTAACGATGCTAGTGAGATTACCTCACACGTGCCTGAGTACATTGATGGCGAGGTAACAAACATTCAAGCATCGTCTAACGAAGACATGATTATACTACAGTCTAGTAATGACGCACAAGCCTTCTATGTGTACAGGTACTACTGGCAAGGAAGAGAGAAGCTACAGGCTTCATGGTCACGTTGGGTATTTGATGGAGATGTTATAGGTGTATCATTCAACCTAGCTGACATCTACATTCTTATCAAGCGTGGGACTAACCTGTTCCTAGAGCGTATCAACCTGTCTGTGGATGAGGCTACTGAGTATACTGATGGTGCTTTCTCTATACACCTAGACAGACGTGTAACATTGGAAACATCAGGCCTGACAACTGTACCCTATACTGATAGTAATACTACTTACATAGCACAGGATGGTGGTATAATAGCACTATCAGCAGTTGCAGGTAAACTGTCTGCTGGTGAAAAAGTGTACGCTGGTATACCTTTTACATTTAAGTACCAGTTCTCTGAGCCTGTTCCTAAGATTAACAACAACCCTGTTACTACAGCAGACTTGCGTATTCGTAACTGGTCTGTGGTGTATAGCAAGACAGGTTTCTTTACTGTTAATACTACACCTGCTAGACGTACTACTTACACACGTACCTTCACAGGACGTATCGTAGGTGGTGCTGCTAACATTCTAAACAAGGCTGCTATTGATAGTGGTACGTATGAGTTTGGTGTGGTAGGTAATGCAGACACTGAGATTGTAATAGAAAGTGATAGCCACTTACCCTGCCAGTTCCAAAGTGCAGAGTGGGAAGGCTTCTACGTACTACGTTCAAGGAGAATGTAATGAAAGGTCATGTGAGGAAAAGTGTCCAAGCTGACGTAGATTGGTTAAAGGATAACCTAAGACCAGAGGACGCAGAAGAGGTGACAGCCTCACATGGTAGCCCTGAAGAAGCATTACAGTTAGGCTTTGACGAATCGGACGAATGTTGGACAATCATAGTAGATGATACCAACGAGATTGCAGGTATGTATGGTGTGGGTGGTGAAGGAGTTGTATGGCTTCTTACTGCCCCACCTGTTACAAAGATATGGTTACCCTTCCTACGTGGTTCACGTAAGTGGGTAAGAGAGATAAACAAGAAGTACCCCCTACTAACTAACGCTGTTGATGCAGACTATCAGGTAGCTATAGATTGGCTACGCTTTGTCGGTTTCACATTTATCAAACGACACGAAACATGGGGTGTAGGAAACAAACCCTTTTTAGAATTTGTGAGGATAGACAATGGCTATTGACCCAATGACCGCACTTAGTATCGGTCAATCTGTAGTAGGTTTTTTTGAAGCAAAGCGTGAAGCTGACCAACAACAAGCTTATTACAATGCTAATAGACAAAGAGCAGCACAAGCACGTGACTTAAAAATTCAAAGCCTTAATCAGAGGTTAATTCAAGAGAATGAAGCTATAGCATCTCAAAAGATGCAGCTTGAGATAGAGCAGTTGAAGAAACAAGGTGCGCTTACTGTAGCTGCTGGTGAGGCTGGTGTATCTGGTTCTTCTGTTGATGCTTTATATAATGATTTTACAGCACAAGCCTTAAGGGGTAAGACAGTACTATCTCAACAGGCAGATGCTATAGAAAAACAAATTACATTAGAAAAACGAGGGGCAGACGCTGAAGCTCAAAGTAGAATAAACTCTGTCCGTCAGGGACAACAACCTAGTTTCTTAGCACATGCTGTAGGCGGTGCTGCTAAAGCAACAGGTACTTATTATTCTGGTCTGAGCGAAACAGAACAAGATGCTTTCTTAAAAAGATTTAGTATAGGTTAGGATTTAACATGGCACGACAAAGGGTACAAGTACAAGGCATCCAAGCTCCTACTGAAGTTAGACCTACAGCTAGGACAGTAGAAACGTATGTTAAACCTGTAGCACCACAGTTTAAACCTTCTCCATTAGCACAGTTTGTAGAAGGTATTAGCCCTGCTATAGAGACTATTTCTCAAATTGAAAAAGAAAAACAAGTAAAACGTCAGATAGAAATAGAACAAGGCGAGAAAAAGAGGAAAGCAGCAGAGGCAAAACTAGTGCTAAAAAGAGCCACACGTGCTGCAAAGGCCGCAGGTAATGAAGCTTTAGGACTAGACCCTGATAAATATTATGGGGAAGGTGGAGAAGAAGCTCTTACTGAGGTTAGAAGTGCAGCCGTTGCTGATATCTTTGCTGAAGTAGAAGATGAAGAAATCTTAGAGGCTGTTAAGTCTGACTTTAAACTTGCTAACATAACTTGGTTTGAACAAAACTTTGACCCTGAAAAGAATAAACACCTAAGGGGTAAAACATTAGGAAATGTTTTTAACGAAGTCATAGCTATTGAAGAAGACGATACTATGACACTGGCTGAGAAAGAACAAGCTATAGAAAGTTTGTTTCAAGAAACTGTCGATACGTATGAGAACATTAACTTTAATCATGTTAATCAGTTTGCAGTAGGTACTCTTCAAAGACGTACATCAAAATTTGGTAAAGGTGCATTATATAATGTACTAGATAAACGTGACCAGTTTAACGCTTCTAACTTTCTTGAAGCTGGTTTAGCACTAGATAAAGATAATGAAACTTATCAAAATGAAAAGAAACCTGAAATTGTAAGCTCTGCTATCCAACAAATGATAGCTTTAGAGAAAGCTACTAATATAAGTGCTGCTGACAAACAGACAGGTATTCAAGAAATTATGGACAACGTAATTTCACAAAACCCTTTTATTAGTCAGGCTGATATGTATTCTGCTATAGCTAATGTAACTCAAGAGCGTATGTTTAATAGAACTACAACGCCCATGTATGAGTTTCTAAAGTCTAAACCAGAAGCTATGACTGACCCTAACATAGCTAGTAATTTAGACAATATTAATAGACTAGCTACTAGCACACAAGAAAAGCTAGATAGGGAAGCTGAACAGCTTGCAGCGGACGAAGCTAAACAAAAACTTGAAGAAGCAGATGAGTTTAGAACAAGGGCAGCTATAACCACAGCAGTTATTGGCTTTAGACAAGGTGCTGGTATTAGTACAATGGTAGGTAAAGAAGTTACATTACCTAGTGGAAAGACTTATACTATTACTAAAGAAGATGCTGTAGCTGAGTTTGAACGTCAAAGTCAAGTAGCACTGTTAGAAAAACTAGAACTTGCTGAACAAGAGCAAGCTATAAGTGGGGATGAGTTTAGTAAGGATGCTATTGCACAAAGACATCTTGCAGAAGATATGGAAAACTTTTATAATAAAGTTGGTGTTATTCCTACCATGCTTGCTGACCCCATGAATACTAACATAACCTTCCTAACAGGAAAACCTTTGTCTGGTGTAAACGATGAGCAGACAATAGCTAAAGTAGAAGAACTATTAACTTCTTATACTGCTGTTAGAGCAATGAACGGTGATGTTAAAAATACAGACATATCTGATAATGATAAGTACCGTCTTCAAGCAATGGATTTCTTTGTTAATCGCTTGGGTATGGATACGGCTACGGCTTTGTCTAAAGTGCAGGGTAAAGATTTATTTGACTACAACGTAGGCAACGTCAGTGTTGAAGAGCTTACACGTTCTGGCATGATATTCTCAAAGTCAGAGTTTGCAGACATTAAGAACGATGGACACGTCAGAGATTATGTTAAGCGTGGTGCTGAGTATCTTATGGCTTTAGACGGAATGACTAGAGAAACAGCACTAAAGATAATGAGTGAAGAAGTTTCTAAAGACTTTGTTATTGTAGAAGATAAGAACGGTGTTAAGACAGCTATTGAAAAACTATCAGGTGACTTGAGGACATCCACAACAACCCCTGAGAACATTCAAGAATTTATTAACGCTGTGGAAGATATACCTGAGGTTCAGGACGTAGTTTCTCGTCTACTACCAGACGGTGCTATATCACTAGCCAATGACTACGACAATCCCCAAGCTTTAACATTGGTTATAAATGGTTCAGATGGTATGTCAATGTCTCTAGGTTCTATTGATATTGCTTCTCTTCAAGGCTCTACTATGGAAATTATAGTGGAGAATGTACTTAGAGAAGTTAATAGACAAATGCCTACTTTAGGTTTACCTAATACTATAGGCTCTGTAGAAGAGGGTCTAGTAGGTGATACAGGTCTTACACCTGAACAGTATGAAAGAAAGTATCCCTTTAGTAGAAAACCAGTAAATCCTGAAGAGGAGCAGATTGTCAACGATATTATTGATACAGCAGAAGAAGCCGTATCAGAAGTAGAACAATCTGTATCTAGAAGAAAAGGACGTAAATAGAGGTTAATTATGGCAGAACAGTTTAGTCAGAAGACCCAATCATTGATTGGTTTACAGAAAGAGATGCCCCTTCCTTTCTCTACTATTATATCTCAAAAAGATTTAAATGCAGAGATGGTAGCTAGTAGAGAAGAAACAGAGAAGATGGACTTCTCTACTCTGTATGGTATGGCTATTGACCAAGAATGGTTAGTACCTACTATACAAAATAATTCTTTTAGACTAACTACTGCACCAGAGAAACCTTTATCAGAAGAAGAACTAACTCCAGAGGTTGCTAAACAGCTAACAAATGGTCTAACAGACCAACGAGCTATTGAAGATATATTAAAAATGGCTCGTACCTCTGGTGTTAACATGGCTTTAAAACTAGCTGACAACTATCGTAATATTCAACGTAACAGTGAAACCTTTGCAGACTATGGACTTAAAGGAGCTTTGGCAGTAGGACTAGCGACAATGACTGACCCTGCTGAGATAGGTGGTATTGCTGCGCTTACAGCAGGTGTCACAGCGGTTACAGGTGGTTTAGGTACTGTACCTACAGCCGTAGCTGGTGGGGCTGTACAGACCGCTAGAGGCTTAAAGAAAGCCTACAACGTATCAAAGGCACTAAAGGTAGGTGCTGGACTTGGTGCTTTAGAGGCTGCTACTGTTGAAGGTATACGCGCAAAGCTACGCTACGATGTAGATGGTGGTGATGTAATGCTAGCCGCTTTGTTGGGTGGTACAGTAGGTGGCGGTTTAAATGCTGCTACTGTAGCCTTTTCCAAAAGAGCTAAAGTAAAAAACTTAGCAAGACGTAATGCTATTGGTGATGAACTTAGTGCTGATGAGTTAGAGTTTTTAGAAGCTAACGATGGTGATGCGTTAACAGAGCGTATGATTGACGAAGCTGAAGCACGTAATGACTTTGAAGAACCTGAAGCAAGGGGTGACTTTGACGAGGAAGCTGAGAAGACTGTTCAGCAACGTGGTAAATTTAAAGAACTACGTGCTAAAAACTCATCCTTTGTTAGAGCAAAGAAATCAGAAAACAAGTTTACAAGACTAGCTGCTGATATGCAAGGTCTAAACAGTACTGGTAATGTAGACGGTTCTGCTGTGCGTTTCTCTGCCTCTGAACGTAAGACAAACATTGAGATGTCTTATCGTACTCAGTTTGATAGATTAATGAACTACTCACGTAAGGAATGGCGTAATGAAACAGGTGGAAAGGTACAAGATTTTAATGTTCTTGTATCACGTGCAGTTAGAGGTATTGACCCTAACCCACACCCATCAGTTAAACAGGTAGCTGATTATGTGGAAAACTCTTTTAACAAACTGGCGAAGGAAGCTGTAGATGCTAACGTAGCTGGCTTTACTAGAGACACTTTTAAGGACATGCCTAACTATTTGCCACGTCTTTTTAACTATGATAAGATTGACAGTCTACGCACTAAATTAGGACGTACTGATGACAGTGCTTTTGAAAGATTAATTGAAAAAGCTATTAGACAAGGACAGCCTCAAATTGCAACTACCGTTAGAAAAGCTCTGACTGAAGCTGGAAACGAAGCTGTTACTGATGCAGACATAGATGATTTTATCAAGCGTATGGCTAAAGGTTATACTCGCACTGTGATAAGAAACGACTTACCTAAAGGACATGCAGGTAGAGGTGTAGAGTTTAACGTAGAAGACCTACAGGCTATAATGAAAACTGAAGGGTTTAGTGATACTGACATAGATATAATTGTAGATAGTTTAACCAGAACAACTACAGTTAAGGGTCATAAAAGAGCTAGACCACGTGTTGTCCTAGATGAATCAGCTTCTATTGATATTGAAATAGATGGTGAGATTCAAAAACTACGCTTCTATGATTTACTAGAGGAAGATATTGAAAACCTAAATAGTGCCTACATATTCCAAATGTCAGGGGCTATAGGACTTGCTAAGAACGGTATTAATACAAACGACTTAGGTAGTTCTATGGAAAACCTGCTAAGAAAGATGGATGATGAGTACGACAGATTAGGTACAGATAAGGCTTTGCGAGAGAGAGAAGTACAAGCTGTAAAGTTTATGTACGATGGTATTACTGGAAGACTAGGTTTTGATGATGCCGTACCTACCTCTACTCGTAATGGTCTTAGACGTATGAGAGAATATGGTTTTGCTACTTACATGGGTATGTCAGGAATGTCAGCCCTAATGGAAATCAGCAATGCTGTACTAGAGTATTCTATACCTGTACTACTTAGGAACACTCCTAGATTAGGTGGTCTTATTCGTAAGGCACGTAATGGTCAGTTAGACGATGCTCTAATGAGAGAGCTAGAAGTTATGTCTGGTTTAGGTGGGGATGTTATCACTGGTAAAACTACACGTTCTACACGTTATGAGGGCATCCTAGCTGATAGTCCCTATAAGGGTGACTATGACAAGTGGGATGAAGGTTTAGGTAAACTAAGGGAAACAACAGCTTTATTATCAGGACTGAGTACTGTGACAGCAGGTCTACGTAGACTGTCTATGTTAAACTATGCTACAACTTGGGCTAGGTCACAGCGTAAGGGTAAGCTACCCTTCTCTGAGATTAAGATGGAACAATTAGGCATCTCTACTAAGAGTGTAGATGGTAAACCTTCTATGGCTAAACGTATTCAGGAACAGATTGCATCTAAGTCTACCTTTAGAAATCAAAAAACCCTTGTCAGTCTTAATGTTGCAGAGTGGACAGATAAAGAAGCTGCTGAGATATTTCAACTGTCTGTATTTAGGGAAGCTACACAGAACGTACAAGAAGTGAACATAGGTTCTGTGTCTCCTTTTATGCGTTCTGAGGTAGGTAAAACTTTCTTTCAGTTTCTTTCATTTACACTAGCATCAGTAGAACAACAGACCATGAGACTTGGTGTACGCTTTGCTAAAGGTGACGCTGCTACTGTATCTAAAGTTATGTTAGGTGCTGTATTCATGGGCTACATGATGTACACTGCTAGGGTAAACCTAAACGCAGCAGGTAGAAGTGATAGAGAAGATTACCTTGAGGAAAGGTTTTCAGACTTAAACCTAGCAAAGGGTATCTTCCAACAAGTAGGAGCAGCTTCTATATTCCAGTATATTATGGAGATTACAACAGGGGCTATGGCTGGTAATACTAACGCTATTACTCCACCTGCTTTATCACTAGTAACAAATGGTTTTAGCACAGCAGCTAATTTGTTTGAAGGGCAACTGACAGAAACAGAGTGGCGGCAACTTACTAGGTTGATACCTCTATCTTCTTTGTACGGTGTTAGACAAATTTTAAATGGTCTTTCACAAGAAGCTGCTAGGTTCACAGACTAACCTAAAGTTACATCATTGACTAAACACAGAAGGATAAGCAATGGCTTTTTCATATCAAAACTATACAGGGGATAATGCGACTGACACTTTCGCTATTCCCTTTGACTACACTACTCAGTCTGAGATTAGTGTAACAGTAGACGGTGTGGCTGAATCTGGCCTAACTTTTCCTTCTGCTGCTAGTGTTCAATTAACCTCTGCCCCTGCTTCAGGTACGCTTGTGCAGGTGCGGAGAACCACAGACCTTACAGCACGTTCAGTAGACTTTGCATCTGGCTCAGTACTAACTGAGGAAGATTTGGATAACTCTAACATCCAGACCTTCCACGCTGCACAGGAAGCTGTGGACAAGGCTAACGATGGTATTACTCTAGATGCTGACGATAAGTGGGATGCACAGAGTAAGATTATTAAAAACGTAGCAGACCCTGTGGCTAATACAGACGCTGTAAACAAGCAGTTCATCTCTTCAAACCTACCTAACATCAACACTGTCGCTGGTATCTCTGGCGATGTCACAACTGTTGCAGGTATCTCTAGCGATGTTACAGCAGTAGCAGCCGATACCACAGATATTGGTACAGTGTCTACGAACATTGCATCTGTCAACACAGTAGCTACTAATATCTCAGATGTTGTAACAGTAGCTAACGACTTGAACGAAGCTATCTCAGAGATTGAGACTGCTGCTGATGACCTAAACCTTGTTTCATCTAACATTGAGACAGTAGCAACAGACATAGCTAACGTGAATACTGTTGGTGGTTCTATTGCTAACGTAAACACAGTAGCCACTAACATTGCTAATGTTACTACTGTAGCAACCAATATTGCAGATGTAAGCACAGTAGCAGGTATCTCTAGTGATGTGTCTACAGTGTCAGGCATTAGTGCAGATGTTACTACAGTAGCAGCAGATGGTACAGACATTGGTACAGTAGCAGGTATTTCTGCTAACGTAACTACGGTTGCAGGTATCTCTGCGAATGTTACAACAGTGGCTGGTGATACAGCTAACATTGGTACAGTAGCAACTAACATTGCTGACGTTTCAAGCGTTGCTGGTAACTCTGCAAACATCAATGCAGTAGCAGCAGATGCTACGGACATTGGTGCTGTAGCTGGCGCACTTAGTAACGTTAACGCTGTAGCTACAGATATTGCTAACGTAAACACAGTTGCTACAAATCTAAGTGACATTAACAGCTTTGCTAACACATACTTTATTAGTGCAACAGCCCCTTCTAGCCCTACTGAGGGCGATTTGTGGTTTGATACTACTAATGACATTATGAAAGTTTATGATGGCGCAGGGTTCGTTAACGCTGGTTCATCAGTAAATGGTACAGCACAGAGAGTAGTATATACTGCAACAGCAGGTCAAACTACCTTTGCTGCCACTTATGATACTGGCTTTGTAGATGTATATCTTAACGGTGTTAAGCTTATCGCAGGTACTGACTTTACAGCTACAGACGGAGCTAACATTGTACTGACTACAGGCGCAGCCTTGAACGACACAGTAGACATTGTTGCTTACGGTACGTTTAACCTAGCTATCACTGACATTTCTCAGGACACCACACCTCAACTTGGTGGTAACTTAGATGTAAACGGTAATAACATTGTTAGCACATCTAACGGTGATATTAACATTGCCCCTAATGGCACAGGTAATGTGTTGCTTGGTAACTACGAGTTTGATGTAGACCAAACTGTAGGTGCATCACAAGATGATTACGTTCTGACTTATGACAATAGCACTGGTCATATCTCTCTAGAGGCCGCTGGTGCTGGCGGTGCTGGTTATTTCCAAGGTGAGAACGGTGTAACTGGTGATGCTACTAATGGTAAGGGTGACATCTTTAGAGTACATGAGCAAGAATTAAACACGAACACCACTATTGCATCTGGCGATAATGCAGGGGCTTTCTTTAGCCTGACAGTGGCAACAGGGGTTACGTTAACTGTTAACGGAAACTTGGTGATAGCATGAGTACAATAAAAGCAGATACAATCGTAGCGGCAGACGACACTAGCCCTGTAACGCTAACGAAGCAGAGTGCGGCAAAGGGCTGGATAAACTTCAATGGTACTGGCACTATTGCGGCTCGTGACTCGCTTAATAACAGCAGTTTGACTGACTCTGGTACAGGCCGATACAAAACCACACACATAAACAGCTATGCTAACGCTAGTTATTCTTTTTATATGGTTGGCGGTAACCCTATCGATGATGGGACACGAATACCTTTGCGTATGTATGATGCACAAACCACATCTACGTTTGGAGACCAGAGCATAGGTGCAACAAACGCAACTAACTTTGATACAGAATATGTTAGTTTAGCATTTCACGGAGACCTAGCATGAGTACGGTGATTACGGACAATCTCACAGGCAAGACTGCGGCTGGCAATGTGACCATCACCTCTGAGGGCGGTGCGGCTACGATGCAACTGCAACAGGGGTTGGCGAAGGCTTATTTTTCATACAATCAGGCCACAAATACAC